GTTCACGAGGATCGCTAGGTCGGTCTGCACCTCTTGGGGGATGTTCCCCATGGTTTCGATGACGTTCTCGAGCTCTTCCCAGACGCGTTTGTTGGCCTCCTCCCATTCGTCGGAGCCTTCCTGGTTGCTCTTCGCGATCTCTTGGAACTCTTCGACGGCGGTGTTGAAGTCGCGGACGGCCTGTTCACGGTCGAGCTGGTCGAGGTAATCCTTGATTTCGGGGTTGAGGTTGAACATGCCGCGGTAGAGCTCGTCGGTGGAGGCCCAGAGCTGGTCGACACGTTCGGTAAGTTTCTCGGTGGATTCGGCGGCCTTCTCGTTTGTGCGCTGGAACTCTTCGGTCGGTTTGATGGCACGCTCGAACTGTTCGCGGGCCCCGCCGACGCCGTCGCCGAGCTCGCGGACGCTTTCATACATGTCGCCTGCTTGTTCGCGGGCGGTGTCGGTGGTGCGCTCAAAGTTGTCGACCTCGTCGGACACAAGGCCGAGCTTTTCGGCGAGCCAGCCGATGCCGTCACGCACCTTGTCGAAGATGCCCATGAGCTTCTCGAGGGCGGCGGTGACGATCCCGAACTTGGCTTCGAGAATGATGAGGCCTGCAACGAGGGCGGCGATGGCGGCGACGATGAGGACGATGGGGTTGGCTGCGAGCGCTGCGTTGAACAGCCACGTAGCCGCCGTGGCGATGGCTTGAGCTCCAGCCCAGAGCTTCATGGCGACGTTGGCGACGACGACGGCCGTGGCTAGGCCGCCGATGACGCCTGCCAGGACGAGCACGAGGTCGGTGTTTTCGCTGACAAAGTCTGCAAGGTCGGCGAAGACGGGGAGAATCTTGAGGACGATAGGCAGGAGGGCGGCGCCGAGCTCGGCGGTGACATCCTCAAACTGGGCTTTCATGATGCGCGACTGGTTCGCGAGGCCTTCGCTGGTGCGCTGGAAGTCGCCTTGGGCGTCGCCTGTCTGCTTGAAGATCGCCTCCTGGGCGGCCAGTATCTTCTGCTGGTCGGTGAGGGCGCCTGTGCCGTCGTAGATGCCGAGCGCCATGGCTTCCGCTTTGAGGGTGGCGTCGTTGAGGAGGACGCCGAAGCGGCGCAGCGGTTCGGATTCGCCGCGGAGACCTGCCCCGATGGCTTCGATGACCTCTTCGGGTTCGGCGTTGTTGAAGCTGGCCATGTCGGAGGCGAGCGCTGTGAGGTCGTTGGAGAACTCTGCCAAGTCCTCGTCTGCGAGGCCTGCGGCCTTGCCGAACGTGCCGAACGTGCCAGCGGCGTCGAGCACCGCCTGCTTGGACTGGCCGAGCTCTTTGGCGGCAGTCTCGGCGAACGCTTCGATCTCGTCCGCGCCTTCGCCGAAGATGACGCCGACCTTCGACATGCTCTCCTCGAGGTCTGATGCGGCGTTGATGGCGGGCACAGCGGCCGCGGCGAGCCCGCCGAGCGCGGCGGTCGCGGGAACGAACGCTTTCTTGAGGGCAAAGCTGGCTTTCTGGCTGGTCGTGTCGAGGCGCTTGAAGTCCTCGATGGCGGCCTTGACGCCTTTCGGGTTGTATTCAGAGACCAGGGGGATGTTGATGGCCATTAGCGGAGCTCCTCGTTGAGGCGGACGGTGAGGTCGCGGATGGCTTTCTCGAGGCCTTCTCGGACATCTGGGAGGGTGTGCAGCACAGCGGGCCACATGGCTCGTGACGGGCGGTGGAAGCCTTTGTGGCTTGAGCTGCCGCCTGTGCGGAGCTTGGTGAGGAACGCTTGCGGCTGGCTGGTGATGGCGTGGGTGGTGGTCTTGTCGGAGGCGTACTTGCGGGAGCGGCCGGAGGTGCGGCCGTTCGGGTTGTCTTTGCCTGCCATCGCGAAGATGATGCCTGCGGCGTTGTCCTGGACGAGCGTGAACAGATCGATCTGATCGCTCCTCGAGCTCGTCCGCAGCTTGGTCTTGACGCCGCGCTGTGCGCGCTTCTGGTCGTACCCGCCGCGCCAGGAGCCCCAGGAGGCGAGGGCGCTGTTCGGCGGGTACAGGCTGCGGGCCTCGGCCACCATCGGCTTCGCAGCGGCGCGCATTTCGCGAATGACTTGCTTGCGGAGCTCGCGGTCGACTTTGGACAGGGTGCGGAGCGTGGGCGCGAGACCTCGAACCTCTTGGGTTAGTTCGATGATCTCGCTAGCCATGTCGCTTTGCCTGTCTGTTCTGGTCTTGGATTACCTCGACGACCGTGTCGAGGTCTCTGACCTCGAATGGTATGTCGGGGGGCCACCATCCAACGGCGACTAGCAGCTCGGCTAGTTGTCGTCTTCGGCTGCCCCTTTCGTAGGGCGGGCTTCGCTGCTCACGATCTCCGGCGGGGCGACACACTTGCGGAGGAAGTCGTCGAAGACGGCGGGCACGGTGCGCTTCTCGGCGCGCAGGCTTTCGTAGGCCAGGTAGGCCAAGTCCTCCATCGCGACGCCTTGGGCGAGCTGTGACGCTTTGGTCTTGAACTTGCGTTCCCAGGCGACGATGGCCCAGAGGGTGGTCGTGACCTCCTCTGGGCCGTTGCCGTAATCGATGCGGAGCGTGAGCTGCATGTCGGGGCTCTCCTAGTTGTTGTCGGTCAGCTGGTCGCGCGGGTGAGCGCGCCGCCGCGGAAGGTGCAGTCGACGGTGGGGAGATCGCCGACGCTGCCGTTGATCGGGGTGATGGTCTCGAGGTAGCACGCCGTGAGGGTGTATTCGGGGTTCGTGGCGCCTGGGCTGGTGCTCGCGGCGGCGTAGATTTCGACGTTGAAGGTCGTGCCGACGAGGCTGTTGAGCTTCTCCTCGACCTCGCTGGTGTCATAGGCGAGCATGAAGGTCGCGGTGACCTCATGGTTGCCGAGGCCGGAGGTGAACTTGCGGGCGGTGTCACCGAACGCGGTGCTCTCCAGGGCCTCGACCGTCTGGGTGACGGTGACCTGGGTGCATTGGTCGGTGAAGTCGACAGAGTCGACGAGGATGCTGGGATTCGAGAGGGACACGGTGGTGGCCATTAGTTTCTCCTGGTGCTGAGTCGGATGGTTAGGTCGTAGGCGGGGAGCTGTTGCTCGCCGATGAGAGCGATGCTAGGCGCTCCGGATACCACGGCGAGGGAACTGCCGTGGATGGTGTCGCAGATCGTGAGGATGTAGTCGGAGGCGTCCTGGTTGCCTGGGGGCGGGCCGAGGACGCGGAGGACACAGGTGATGTCTGCGATGTTGTTGTTGAAGCCGTCGAACGTGGGGAGCTCGACGAACACCGTGAGCGGTCGGGCGTTGCGCGGGTCGGTGACAGGCTTGAGGCCGAGGCCGGTGAGCGTGCTCTTGATCTCGGCGATGGTCGAGATGAAGATGCCGCTCGCGGCCATTAGGCGACCTGCGCGCGGCCGGTGCCGAGGAGCTGCATGATCTGGCCGAAGCTCGCGATGGGCTGCGCGCCGCCCATGGCGTCGAAACTTTGGAACGAGTCAATGCTGCCGCGCTGCCGGTACAGGCTGGCGGCGTACATGGTCGTCCCGAGCTTGACGCTGCCGTCGGGGACGGTGCCAAGGCTGTCGAAGTAGCCCGCGGCCTGTCGGCGACGGTAGGCGAACGCGTTGCCCGCGGCGACACAGGTAGTGATGAAGGCTGTGTCGTTGGCGGTCGCGGCGTCGATGCCAAGCCACTCGAGGACGTCATCGTTATCGATCCAGGTGCAGGTGAGGCCGTAGGTGACGGTGCCGGTGGCGGTGTCGCGGGTTACGTCGTCGCCTGCGTCGATGAAGATGGCTTGGTTGCCGTGGTACTTGTCGTAGTCGAAGACGAGGTCGCCCTCGTCGGTGACGCGCTCCAGCTCGAAGGCTTCGATGCTGATGACGGTATGGGCGCCGTCGAAGGTGTTATCTGATGCGCCGCTGATCGTGATGCTTTGACCGACGGCGATGTCGGTGTCCTCGAGGGTCTGCACTACGGCGTAGCCCTGCACCCTCTGGAGGTGGGTGATGGTGAAGCTAGCCATGGTGCAGACCTTCTCGGGCGCCTAGGGGGGTCAGACGAAGTTGGCCTTGCGGTACCGGTTGACGTCGAGCATGAGGGTCGAGAAGTAGCCCAGCCACGAGATGTTGGTGCCGCGAATGGTGGCGTCCTGCACGCGGAGGAAGCCCTTCTGCTGCTCGAAGATCTCGAAGCCGATGCGGTCTCCGATGATGATGGTGCCGTTGGAGGTGTCGACGAAGTTGGGGTCGACGACGACCTCGAGGCCGAAGGCGGTCATGCCGGTCGAGCCAGGGCTCATGGAGCCGTAGGCGTTCATCGGGCCGACGGTCGGGAAGAGGGGACGGCCGGAGCCGTCCTCGAGCTTGCCGAGGGCCGCCCAGTTCGACGCGCTGAGGAACAGGTGCGTCGGGAGGGTGCCGCCGTTGCCGAGGTTCGACAGGATGGCGCTGGCGCTCGAGTAGAGCCAGGTGAGCCACTCGGTGGCGTCGCCGAGGTTGGCGGCCGTGAAGTTCACGGTGTTCGTGGCGCCGGAGGCGAGGGCGTCCGCGGCGACGTTGTCGGTCGTCGACGAGTAGACGCGGCCCATGTCCTCGAGGATGAGGGAGATGATCTCGGGGTCGGACCAGTCGGAGACCTGCTCGGACACGGTGACGTAACCGCCGTAGCTGGCCTTGGTGACCTGGTTCTCTTGAACCTGGAACTCGCCGCTCTGGAGGGTGGCGAGCTCGGAGCTCTGCGCCGCCATTGAGGTGTGCGTCGAGACCGAGGGGCGGATGAACACCTTGCCGGAGCCTGGCATGGCTTTCACGCCGAACGCGTCGACGACGGGGCGGCGCGAGATGTAGTTCGAGTAGACGGGGCCGACAATGACCTCTGGCAAGACGCCGTCGTTCGAGGTCGTGGTGACGTCGGGCGCGGCGGCGCGGATGTTGTCATTCATCTGGTGCCAGCGGTGCCCGCCTTCGAGGGCGGCGGCGATCCACTCGGACGCCGCGGGAAGCTTGAACTC